AAATGTGTCTACATTCTTTTTTAATAAGTAGAAAAAATAACTATATAAGAATGCACTAAATGGAATTGGTCCTTTTTCTGAATCTTTTCTTTCATATCTTTGAACACATTGAAAAAATGTCATATTAACAGTCTGTCTAACATCTTCTTCAGTGCAGTATCTTTTGGTCATATAGTTAATTCCGATTCATAGCTTCAAAAACAACTTTTGAATGCTGTGAATTCATTTTATTCTTCATCAATGCAAATCTTGTAAAGTTATCTTTAATAAATAAAGATACGAATCTTCTAATATCGTAGTCTCCTATGTTATATTTTCCAACATATAACATGGTTACATACTTAGTTAAAAAGTTATTAAAAACTTTTAACAGTTCCTCTGAGTCTTTTGTATTGCCGCTTTTTTGCTGAGGCAATAAGCGCTTGCATTTCTTCTTCTTCTAGAGAGTAGTATTGCTCTTTATAACTAGCCATCTTAACTTCCTTCCCAATTGGGAATTTTATTTATATAATTATTTTTTATGTCTTCATAAAAGATTACGTTTTTGATTTCAAGAAGCTTTGCAAAGTTCTTTCCATCTGTTGAGTACTTACTGATAATAAAAGTTAATTTTTCAAACTCTAAAGGATAATACCTTTTGAATCTTTTTAATTTAATTTTACTCTTATCATCAAGATATCCTTTAATCTCTATCCACTCATCATGTTTTGGTAGATAAAAATCAGGAACGTATCCTTTTGTTCCTCGTTTGATTGGAAAAGTAAAAACTTTTGGTTCAAACTCAAAAACTATTTCGTATGCATTTAGAATTCTAGAAAAATTGGCTTCCCAATTAGACCTAAAATTCATTCCAAGATCTTTTCTGTAGCCTGTTTTTGTATGTCTATAGGCATTGCCCTTGACATTCTTTGTTTCTTGTTCTAATATGTCAGCGTCAATTGCTTTTGACTTAAGGGCTTTAAAGTTTGGATGTTTCTTTTTTTTCGATCTAGAAAAAAAATACTCCTCAGGACTTGCGCCATCTATATTCATACTGGTATCCTTTACAGGTCAATAACAACAAATATATTATAGTTTATATTTCAACAAAAAACAAACTAAAATTAGCCGAAAGGCGGAAAGACAGAAATGAACACCATTACTACCATCATCAACAGCATGTCTCAGCAGATCAACGAGGATGCAATCGACACCCTTGTTAATTTTGGCATCAGCCACAATGACGCTGTCAAGACTGTAATTGAGAGCGACTTTGATCTCATTCAGTCCGTTGAGTCAAACCCTGTTGAGCTGTTGGAACTTGAATTCTAATAAGCCAATAAAAAATCCCCCCTTTCCTTTTGGAGAGGGGGGATTTTTTATATGTCTTTATTAAATTTTTTTAATCTTACAGCACCTATGCCGACATGCTCCGCTCTTAGCATGATCGCAAAAAGAACAAAATCTTTCATTCTTTGTTGGTAAAAAGTTTTGATCGTCCATAATCTTATTAATTCTTTTAATTAAATTAACCTTAATAAGATCTAAATCTTCACTAGAATAGGTATGAGATTTAAGTCTATTAGTTCTGAGGTAATGCAGTGAAGCTGTAATTTCTTTTCCTGGAAAGAAATGAGAAGCTGCTAGGGCATATATTCCTAGCTGCAAATTGCTGTGCACATCTTTTGCTGCAACTTCTCTTTTGCCAGTTTTGTAGTCAACAATATGGACTGAATCACCTATGATGTCAACCCTATCTATGAATCCAATAATTAAATAATTACCTATAACAAATTTAAAGCCCATTTCTTTTTCAAATACATCAAAAAGCTTTCCTTCATTTGAATCATAAAACTCTTCTATAATTTCACTGCCAACAGAAATTAAAGAATTAGAAATTTGAGATTTTGGATCAAAAGAATTTTTATGCTCTTCATATTTTACTTTCATTTCATCAATTGACAAAACGTTAGTGTCAGAAACTACATCCTCAAGAACTGCATGGACGATATTACCGAGAACTGCTGCCTCACCAAATTGCCTGGGCTCTCTTTTAATATATGAAAAGAAATATTTAGAAGGACACATCTCATAAGTGTCTATTCGAGAATAGCTAAATTCTGTTAAGGATAGCTTTTCAAAATCAGATAAGTCTTCTATATTTTTTACTGATAAATGACTCATTGATCTTCTTCCTGAAAAGAAGATACAACATTACCATCTTTATCATATTCTGTTCCAGAATCATCTATAATATGGCCAGTATATTGATTTCTATATACACCTTCTCCTATTGAGATCCAACCACTTTTACCTATTTCCATATGATCATCTTCAACGTATGGCCACATTTTCATCTCCTATTTTAATATTACATTGTGTAAAATTTTCTATGTTGCAATAGTAATTAAGAACTGTATATAAGTCCTTTAGTTCTTTTTCAGTACAAAATATTCCAACTACTCCAGTTTGAATAAAGTACTTTGCATTTAAACTCTGTTCTTGGTCATATTCAATTAGGGTTATGTTATTTAAAACTACACGCCCTGCTTCTTCTTTAATCATCTTAGTCCTCATCTACTATGGTAATTGGATTCCAATTTGGATCATTAAGTTTTTCTCTCATATCTTTAACATATGAGTCCCAGTCTCTTTCATCTTCTGACTTCTTTTCATACTTGACAGTGCCCTTAAAAGGATTTGATTTAAATCTAGTCATAAGCAGTCTTCCTTCTTGGGTTCTCCATCTTAATACCCCATTCTTGCAATCGCAGAAATCATCTGGATGGACATCAATCTTTCCTTCCGGATCATATCTTCCAGAGCATGAATTACACTTGGTGTATCTGCCCTTGTCCTGACACCTATTGCATGATGTACAAAATACCCAACATGGGTTTTCTGTTGGATTTTTATAAGACCCTTTTGCGCTCATTATGACTCCTTTAATATTTGTTCTAATTGTTCTTTAACTGATAATGATGTAGATTTATTAAATCTTAGGTTTATTTTTTGCGGACCCTCATGTACTTCCAGAAATACATAGGACCCACCATTGTTTTGATTAATTATATCATTAATTTTTATCATATTTTCTTTAGATATATTTGAATTTGTTTTTAAATATATGGGCTTTCCACCAGAGAACTTACTTAAATCAAACTTTTCGCATGAATTTAAAATAAGTTTTGTTGTATAGTTTTCTTCATCCCCATCTCTAGAGATTGAACCACTAAGAAGAACGACCTCTCCATCGACAAAGAAGTCTTCAGAATAATTTTTAGATTCTCTTGGAAAAACTATAACTTCAATATCAGAAGATATATCTTCAATATTAAACTTATACATTCTCATGCCTTTTTTTGTTAGAATTTTCTTACTAGAAGATATGATTCCAGCTACAGTTACTCTGTTGCCTATTTCTTTATCTTTAATATCAACTATTTCATCAGAAATAGATGTAGATATTATGTCCCATATTCCATCTACAGGATTTTTAGATATATAAACACCAAGTTCTTCTTTTTCTTTTTCTAATAAACTTAACTCAGTTCTTCTACCAAAAGAATCATCTATATCTTCTTTAATCAATTCATCAAAAGCCCCTGATGCAGCAAGGTGTTCCATCGTGCCTTTTTTTAGGACTGCTATATTAGTTCTTCTTAAAAAGTCATGCATGGATTCATACGGTTGGTTTTCTTTTCTGTCTGTTAGAATGGCATCAGAAACTGCATAGCCTATTCCATTGATTGCCGACAAACCAAATATAATTTTAGAGTTATTAATTACTGTAAAATCTTCTTGAGAATTGTTTATTGAAGGAGGAAGAACTTCTATTCCTACTTTGCGACAGTCAGATAGATATAGCGATAATTTTTCTTTATTTCCTGCTACTGAGGTTAGAAGAGCTGCCATATACTCTGATCTATAATTAGTTTTAAGATATGCTGTAATGTAAGATATCATTGCATAACTTGCAGCATGAGCTCTGTTGAAACCATACCCGCCAAAGTACTCTATGTCAGAATATATTTTGTTTGCTTTTTCTGCAGATAATCCAGAGTTTCTTTGACAGCCATCAACAAACTTTTCTCTAAACAAAGCTATTTTATCCATAAGCTTTTTACCTATGACTTTTCTTAGATCATCTGCTTCAGCAGAACTAAACCCAGCAAGCTCTCTTGAAACACCCAATACATCTTCCTGATAAAGCATGATGCCTAGAGATGGTCCAAGAACTTTTTCTAAGTTTGGATGATCATATTCAATCTTTGATCTGCCATGCTTTCTATCAATGTATAGCTTATCCATTCCAGATCCCATTGGTCCAGGTCTGTACAATGATATAAGGGCCATAATATCTTCAATATTCTGTGGCTGAAGTTGGACCATTAGCTCTCTCATTCCAGAAGACTCAAGCTGGAATACTCCTATTGCGTTGCCCTTACATAATTCGTTATAGGTTGACTTATCATCCAAGGGAATCTTGTCGATATCTAAATCTATTTTTCGATGTTTCTTAACTAGCTTAACGCATTTATCTATTACTCCAAGGTTTCGTAGTCCAAGAAAGTCAATTTTTAAAAGTCCACATTGTTCTACTCTTCCCATATCCCATTGTGTAATAACTGGATTATCTTCACCTTTTCTCATAATGGGAAGATAATCAACTAGTGGCCCTTTAGATATGACTATTCCAGCAGCGTGCATACCTGTCTGCCTAACAAGGCCCTCTAAGCCAAATGCAGTATCTATAATTGTTTTGCTATCACTATCTGTTTCATAAAGCTTTACAAAGTCAGATACCTGCATGCATTCGGATAATGTCTTGGATACGCCCAAAACTGGTGGAGGAACAAGCTTAGCTACTTTGTCTCCAGAAATAAAGTCATAACCCAAAGCTCTGGCTGCATCTCTAATTGACTGTCTAGCTCCAGTCCTATTGAATGTGCAAATATGGGCAACTCTATCGTTTCCATACTTTTGTCTTGCATACTCAATGACTTTGTCTCTATGGCGATCGTCAAAGTCTAAGTCAATATCCGGCATTGACTTTCTTCCTTCAACTAGGAATCTTTCAAACATAAGACCAAACCTAATTGGGTCTAAGTTTGTAATATCAAAAGCATAGGAAAGAACGCTTCCAGCAGCAGAACCTCTTCCCCATCCTACTCTAATGTCATTTGATTTAGCCCATCTAACAAGATCTGAAACAACCAAAAAGTATTCTGGGAATCCCATATCTTTAACCACTCGCAATTCATGCTTGGCTCTTTCTAAAATGTGCTCAGGGAGAGGATCTCCATATTTTCTTTTTAATCCATCCCAAGCAAGTCTTTCAAAATATTCTAT